TTATCAACGTCCGCTCGAGCCAGAGCGGAAAGCTCTTTCCCGATTAAGTTTTTGTTTCTCCGGAAGAAACCGTCTGCTACTCTAAGGGTCTTCTCATCAGGGACATACTTCGCATCCTCAAAGATTTTATAACGCCGACGAACGTAGCTTCCCAGCCCGTCTTGAATAACGTCCTTAATCATACGACCATCTTTGGTCATAAAATTGTTATCACTTAGGAACTTACTGTCCAAAACACCTTGGCTCAGTGTGTCCACATGCTGGCGAATCTCAACTGCATCCCGTCTGATCTCTCTTGGGAGAGCTCTTAATGCCGTAGCCTTGTCCGCAGGGTCCGCGATGCGTAGGAAATCCAACACTTTATTAAGGGCATTTGCTTTCTCTAACGAACCACCGTCAGGCAAGGACTTCATAGTTTTGTCCAGAGACTTCTCTATCTTGTCCATCATCCGCCCAGCTTTATCCAAGTCAGGCTTGATCTGTCCGTCCAGCAACAAACGTTTGTCTGCAATTTGTTCTGGAGTAGCACCGCGATACCTAGTAAAGACAACCGCGTCCGCAATACCTTTTTGGAACCCAGACAGGTCATCTCCCGGTGCGTTCAATGTGCGCTTGTCCACCAGATCATCGAAATACTTACCCGCTGCGTCAATCTTTTTCTTGGTTCCCGCTGCGATATCCTTAGAAACCTTTGCATCGCCAATAGTTTTACCCGCCGCAGACAACCCACCTTGGATTGCCCCGCCAACAACACCAGCTTCTGCCAAGACCTTTAGGCGGTTTCCTGCCCGAGCAAGAGCTTTCTCAGTGCCTTCCAGACCAATTAGGTCTGTAGTTTGAGTAGGTCCTGCCTCGACCCAATCACCAATGGTGGTTGAGTTATCACCGGACACGGCCATTTCTATGCCAGCAACTGCGCCAAGTTCCCTCAGTGCAAGGTTAGTGCGCTCAGTCTTAGAAAGCTTGCCTGTCTTACCAGCAAGCTGACGAGCTTTCATAAATCCTTTGCCGACTTTACCAGCAACACCAACACCTGGAACAACAAACTGTGTTATTACTTCTGCACCAACACCAGCAATACCCTCGGGATCAAAACCCGCCAAGTCTCGTAGGTACTCAGCACTTTCGGTTACACTGTCTGTGTAGTTAGTGCCTTCCCCCGTCAAAGAGGTAACAAGGTCCACGCCAAGTGTTCCAAGGCCAATCACACCTTCACCGATGCCGATCAACCCAGAGCCAACGCCCTCGAACACTTCACGGCCTATGGAACCTTCCATAAACTGTTCTCTATTACGCCCAGTTTCTTCTTCCGGCTGTAGATAAGGGTTAGAATTTTCAACAGGGGCTTGGGGTTTGTCCAAGTCTAGGTAAGGATTAGTAGCCATTTATAGCCCCTCGATGTTAACACCGTCTTGTTCAGCTTGCTTCAGAATCAACTCCCGTTGTCCGGGCTGCTGTTCCAAAGCTTCTTTAACCAACCGCAGTCGTTCCTCGGGGCTTGTTGGAGCCGCCGGAGCCGCAGTCGGAACACCGCCGCCACCGCCATAGTAAGGAGCTAATGCCGCCGCCGCTTGCTGCATGGCTGTATCGATATCCACACCTCGAGCCGCAACAAGTTTACCAGCGAGATCACGAACCGCATCAGCAAAAGGCTCAAGTGGGGACATGCCGGACTTGCCGCCTGTCGTAGCCGCCGATCTAGCAGTAGCCGTCTTTTTGTATTCCCCTAGACCAAGCAGTACTGCCTCGGCAAAAGCGTCTGGGCCTTTGCCAATAGACGAGCCAATAGCTACGTCTGCAATACGTTTGTTGATTTCATCAATGTCGTTGACATCTTCCATTCCAAACACTGACCGAGCAAACTCTTTCTTAGAGTCTTCTCCCAAAGGCATACCTGCTTGGTCGAGTACAGTGTTAACAATATTCTCGGTGTTATCTGTGGCAATTGCGGAGTCAATAGCGTCTTTGGTTTTTGCAGCTTCTACTGCTGCACGTTGCCTATCGTTTTCATAGGCCGCGTCAACCTTTTTGCCTAATTCTGTGTTGTCTAAATACTCGTTAAATCGAGCAAAGAACCCGTCAGATACAACCTCTTCCGCAATGGGCTCCTCAGTTATATCAACTTCTCCTCCGTCAGCCATCCGCATAGACGGATTACTGCTTGGGACAGGAGGACGTTCGAAGCCCATTGCGGAAGGGGTGGGCATTTGAACTTGCATGGGCATGGGCATGGGCATGGGCATGGGCGGAGCAAGGTTTGACATTTGCTCGGCACCAGCACCCATGTTGTTTTGGCCCGATAAGTTACCAACCTTTTGTTGGGACTCTATCAGTTCCGGAGAGGACGCCATAATGCCGCCCATCTTCTGTAGCTTTGACCGAGCGGGTCTATTGGCTGCGGCGAATAAACTGCGGTTGTATACGTTGTCCATGACTATCCTTACCTGAGAGCACCAAGCCCACCGAAAATGTTCCCTTGCCCTTGTGCGCCACCGTAAATATTAGCTCCCGCCATAACATTTGACATGGGGCTGGCCTGTGGTGTTGCTGCTGCAGCGAGAGAGGTTCCGCTGGATGGTACGCCGGACAAGACATCTCTCATGTAAGAGAACCGTGAGAAGGGCTCGTAAGCTTCTTCTAATTGTCCAGCACGTTGCACATCGTATTCTTTTTGTAGTTGGTTTTGTTCTAGCTGACCAACGTTAAACAAAGAGTTTATGTCCGTCATGCCCAAACTTTGAGTTGCCTCTCCTAAAGCCCCGATGCCTGTGCCTAAACCTTGGAACAGTTGGCCTGCATTTTGACCTCTTTTCTGTTGGTTTTCAAAAGCACTCTGCGCTTGGTTCTGTGCTCCGGTATACGCTGCGGAACGAAGCTGAGATCCAGTACGAGCTTTTTGATCAATGAGGTTTCGTTGTAGCTCGGACTCTTGAAGGGCCTGACGAGATCCGCCAAACGCTCCTGCGCCAACAGACTGTGCGCGTTGCCCAACATTCTCTATTGCGCCAGCACGATCAATGTCCGCATAGGTCGCGTCGATAACGTCCTCAACAAAGGGGTCGTAGAAATCTTTGTAGCCGCCTGTGCGAACAGGATTGCCTTGAGCATCGAGCCGAGGAGTTCGGACAACTTCCCCTGTCGCAGGGTCAACCGATTCGTCGTATTGAATCTGACCAAGAGGGTCGTATTGAGCGGTGCTTGCGTCTAAAGAAGCAATGCCTTTGTCATAAGTGCTTTCAGCTTTATCAAGGTAATCTTTGTATGCCCCAATGCCACTCTCGTATACAACCTCCCCCGTCTCAGGGTCGGTGTATCCGGTCATACGGCGAAGAGCTTCAGTCTGTGCGTCTGTAAAACGCATAACATCTGGAGCAGCAACGCCGCCCTCAGTTCCCTCAATCGGAGTTCCGTACTGATCCGTCTTCGCCAAAGAAACATCCGAAGTAAAACCGCTGCCATCAGCGGCCTCGTACATAGGATTGCCTTCTTCATCTAAAACCGGATTGCCAAACAAAGGAGATTGTGAAGCTATGCCTGAGACTTCGCCCGTGGCTTCATCTGTCTGATAGATGTTTGCCAAAAGGTCTTTAAGATACTTCTCCTGATACTCAGGTAGAAGATTCATACTCTTGGTGATATACTCTTCGGCCATTAGGTTTATGCCCTCCGCTCGAATTGATTCATCATTTCGTACATTTTAGCTGCGCCAGCACCACGATTACCGCTGCCAGCACCCTTGACTGCGTCTGCCGTCATAACAAACTCTCCGTCTGAAAGCCTAGCCTCTTGAACGGGGCCACCGTTTTGGTAAATAGTCGCAGGAATGGAATCACTGGTCCCCGTTCCGGGGCCCTCGATCATACCGCCCATGGCTCGAGTCTGGACTCTTGGAGTACCTGGGACCGCTGTCCCTTTGTAATCAGGGCGTCTTTCGCCTGTGTTGTACTGAGCTAATTCTGTACCGGACATAAGGTTCTCGAACCGAGGTCGGCGTTGTTGATACAACATCTCTCTCATTATCCCACCCATGATCGGATTTGTTTGCCCGTTGGCGTCACTAATTCCAATGCCCTGCATTAAGTTCTGAGCTAGACCGCCCTGCATTGGACCGAAACTACCGCCTGTGCCACCGCCTGTGCTTGCTATTGTACTCATAGGGCCGCCCATGCCGCCCATTGATCCACCGAACAACGAAGCAATCCCTGCCGCTTGGTTGTTGCCACCGCCGCCAAGAACGTTGCCTATCATGCCAGCCTGACCCATGGTCCCTGCTGTTAGCGCGTTGCCTATACCTGATTTAAACGCATCAGACATTGACCCGCCTTCTCCCAAGGACCCAATGCCGCCACCAATAGCGGCCCCCATAGGACCACCAACCGCCATGCCTACAAGACCACCTAACGAAGATAAAAGACCCATTACCAATTACCCCCGCCGTTTTTGTTTTCATTTGCCATTAGGTTTCTCCTGAGATAGCTTATACTTCGTTTTTCCGCCCCTGTCCAAGCCAAAACTTGATTTAAACTTATGGTCACGATATGCTCACGGTAACCGCCCCCACTTCACCCGTCGAAAATATCCCCAATAAGTTAGGTTGGTTCGCTGTTGTTATCTTAACAACCCCCATTGTTCCCGCCGCATCTCTGTATTGAAACAAGGATCCAACCTCCAACCCTTGGTCACTTAAAGGCAAGTCCGTAAGGACAAGGCGAGTGCTTCGCCCTTCCCCCGGGTTCTGCATTTGCTCCAAATACAAAGAAAACGAAAGCACAACTTGCTCCATGTATCCTTTGTCATACGTTTCCGGCGCAGTAGGAAAAAACGGTTTAATTAAATTCCTAGACATTATCTACGTCCGTCTTTTTGAAGATCAACTCTAGGAGTTCCTAATCTCCACCCAACCCCCACGCCAGTAGACTCTAGCTTTAAAGCAAAAGCGCGTCCGCGAAGACGCAAATTAACCTGCTCCGTCCACTGTTCAATGGGCGTTGTAGATGTTCTTGTAACCGATTTTGCCTGTGTCTGAAGATACAATCCACCGGGGTAGTTCCTAGCAGAAAGCGTCATGGTAGCTGCAGGAGCCCCCGCAGTTGAATCTCTAAATGTTAAGTCAGGAATCATTCTGTTAATAAAAACAAAATCTTCTCCATCCCCAATATCTATCTGACTGCTTTGGACAAAAGCCGAGATAGCAGAACTGGGAGAGGTGCTACCATCGTCAAAACCTGTTTCGTGATTATACATAAAATGGTCTGTAGACGCGGCTAACGGCAAGTTAATAATGCCTCGGTCAAGCCAAGCTGTTCTTTCTATAGATCCGTAAGACCAAACCTGCTCCATGTAGTTGTAGGTTACATAGCTGTCGTTCTCTTCACTACTGGCAGAAGGATAGAACCACCAGATTTCACCAAACGCCGTGTTGGAACCCGCAGTAATTTTTTCAAGCTGCGCCGTGTTTAGGTTATCAAACACATAATCCCGCACAGTGCAGGGAAGACGCTGAACTTGACCAGCATAAGCATAGAACTCGTTTCTGCCCATCCAGTAGATTGTGTCCTCAACGTTAATTGCGGACAAAGGACTCACAATAGTAATGTTCTCGGACACCACGTTAATACCGAATGTAAAAGGTGGCCCAAGAAATTGCATGGCATGAAGAGAAACATCAGTAAAAACAATAACCTGTTGTTTGGTTTCAATTGCAGCAATAATTTGAGAACCAGAGCCAATACTTAAATCACCTGCAGTGTTGGTAGGTTCCGGCAACCATTTTGCAGGAGAAGACTGATCACTAAATCGAATAAGCAAAGGATCTTCAACAGTTGATCCAATTGGGTTGCAACCAAAAGCTATAACATGTCGATCTTTGTCAGACACAAGAACAATTTTAGCTGAGACGGGAGGGCTCTGAGAATCAGATAATGCGCTTAAAAAAACTGCGCGTGTAGTTACGCCATTAGTTTTGTCCCAGTAAAAAATTCCCTCGTCTCGAGCGTTCAGTACTAAATCTTCTCCGAAATTGTCATGGCTCCAGATACGAAGGCTTTGCCCTGGAGCCGAAATGTCTGTTGCCGATCCCCAAGTCCCACGACTCCAAGCCCCTGCGTTCCAACCGTTCCCTGTGATTGTTGTGTCAAGACCAGTGTTTATTTGATACGCTCCCACTGCAGCAGAACCGCCGCTTCCGCTGTCAGAGCTATTAGCAAAAACAAGTGTGGGTTCAAGACCATTGGTTGTAGTAATAGTGGAAATAGGTGCCACGGTTCTTGCTTCAATTAAGTAAACGTTATCATCAACAATAGTTTTAATTTGGTACTCTTGGTTAAGAACTGCGGCAGTAACAACGCCGCCAAGAGATACTGCATCAGTAAACGTTACAAAGTCGTTATCTAACGCACCGTGCGCTGAATCCGTCACCGCGATTGTCGTACAAGTAACAGCAGCCCCGTCCGCATGGCTGGCGGCAGTAGTTCCATTCTGGCCTCTAGCACAACCGTTTAATGTAGCCGAAGTGATCGAAGCATATGTTACTTCTTCGTTATCTATTTTTATAGTTCCCGTTGTTGGAAACCCAGAAGCACTATCTAAAACAATAGTTTCAACTGCTGCGCTAATTGCTCCGTCAAGAGTGTCCGCCCCCGTGGCAAACGTCACATCTCCTGCCGAAGTAGTAAGTCGAATTGGTGTAATGTCGTAAAACCCGCCACCCTCTAAAACATAGTACTTTAAATTAGTACCTACCCCAACGTATTGAGTGCCGTCGAGAGCGACCCAAGGGTGCAACGCTCGGCATGTTCCTAAAAAATTAGCACCAGAGTTCTTTACCCACCCGCCAATTTTTTCTGGAAAACCAAACCGGAACCTAACCTTGTCCATGTCAAACCAACCACCCTTATTACTGTAAGAGGTGGTTTCTCGGTTGATTCCCGGCTTGAACTGAAGTTTGGTTAAGGGCATTCATCTACTCCAATAGCCTAATCCGTTAATCACCGTCTACTAGGGAGAAGTAGGCCAATCGCCCCCGCTGCCGTCCATGTCTGGGTACACAAGGTTAGGCCAGTTGGCGTGTGTGGTGATGTCCCGCAACGTGGTTCGATATGTAACCCAATCGGATGCCACGGATGTACCAGCTTCGAGTGCTTTAGTCACTACCCAATCACACTGAGCTAAACGCTTGTCACGTTCAGCGCGGTTGCGCTGTGCCGTTGCTGTATTAGCCGCTGTCACCACCGCTGCACGTTCATCGCTTGTCATGTCTGTAACACGGCGAGTATATACTTTACCGTCTGACAGATAAGGCGTGACACTCTCGTTTTTCTGTGTGGCTGAGTCATAGGCTAAGAACACAACCACCTCTGCACAGCTATTAGCCGCCAGCCAATCAGCATCAGGGCCAGACTTTGGAAAGGACGTGTTAGGGAACAGAGACTTGTGTTCTGCTATCTCAGCTATGGTGCTACCATCTAATCTTGCTATCTTCATGGTTACTGTCCTTTATCTGGGAATGGTTCTGTCGGTGCTGTGAAATTGCCAGTGTAACGTGCCATTTTGCTAATGCGAAAATCATCTATGTAGCCATCAAAATAATAACGTGTTCCAGATGAGTTAGATTGTGCGCCAATAAGAACACTTGTCGGAGATGTAAACACAGTGGCAGTACCATAATTTAAAGTGTTACTGTCAGCAGTCCCATTAATATATATACTAATAGTTGCTCCATTTCTAACAACAGCTAAATGATACCATGTATTAGCATTAAAGGTTGCTGCGGTTAGAAGATTTTGAATATTACTACCACCACCATCGGCGGTAATATCAAGTTGTAATTTGCTAGAACTTTGAAAAACAAGCCGCCAACTTCTGAACCCGTTAACTGTTGTATACTTAGAAGCAAGAGTTCTAAGAGAGTCAAATTGGTCCGACCTAAACCAACACTCAATAGTGAAGTTGCCAGTTCCAAAATTGCCTACGTTGGTGTCTGTTAACTCTGCATAATCACCAGTTCCATCCAACAACAATGATGTATCACCAAATTTAGCCTGACCAGTACTTATTTTAGCATTGCCATACAGTGTCAGATTATTCTGTGCAGCACTATCAATCGCCTGACCATCGGCCATGTTTAAGAGCAGCTTGGTGTTGGTGACTGCTGTGAGTGGGGCTGTTGGGATAGTGTACGTTGTGCCATTGTATGCCGCTGTTCCTTTGATGACACGGACATCAGAAAGGTAGCCGGGGATAGACCAAGTTGTTGTTGAAGTTCCGTCTGTGCCCACGTGTGTTGTCGTGCTTGCTGTATTATTTGAAGTATCTGTGGCTGTCGCGGTCCTCACGCCGTTTACAAAAGTTGAAAGGGTGTTTCCCGTTCTAGCGACTGCAATGTGATACCACTGTCCAACGGTTACACCTTTGTTAAAAGCTGTAACTGACCCTAATGAACCGCTGTTACCAGAGTAAAACTGAAGGGTGCCACCACTTGTGTGATAAAGAATCCATCCGAATTTACCACTCCCTCCCCATTTATTAACAAAGCTCATAGCTTTGATTTCATTAAAATATGCCCAACATTCTACTGTAAAGTCACCAGATAAATCCATGTCAGTTGTTTGTGGAATTGTAACAAAATCACCACTACCATCAAGGTAAGCACTCGCCCCGTTTACCGCAGGGTCATAAGCTGCGTCTGTCAGGAATGGGCCGAAGGCTGAGATAGATGGATTTCTAAGAGTAAGCATAGTATGGGCAGATGCCGAGTTATCAACAAACCGATTGCTTTGGGCAGACAAGAAAACTGTATTTGTAATTGCGGTCAATGGAGAAGTCGTTGGAGTAAAGTTAGAAGTGTAGACTGCCGTGCCTTTAACTACACGAGTATTAGATATTGCTCCCGTCATACCAAAATTGTCAGTGTACCTTGAACCAAAGATAAACCTCCCCGCTGCAAAGTTATTAGAGTCAGAAGCAGAACCTACCGATACGCCACTTTGATATAAGGTTGTAGTTCCAGAAGCCCTCACAAGAGCGAGGTGTGTCCACTCATTTATAGGTAAATCTGTTGAAGAGGTAAACACATCGCTACCCCCTGCAAAGTAGATAAGTCTTTTAGAGGTGTTACCAAAGTAAAGGTCAATTTGATTTGTGTTAGCTGCTATTCTACAATCAAAAATATTTGCATAGTCACTACTGCCGGGAACTACGGAAACAAAAACAAATACCTCAACGGTAAAATCACCCGTACCAAAAGCACTATCCGAAGTTGTAGCCACACTAATATTTTGATGGTCACTGTCTATCCTTGGGAACGCCACACCCCACTCACCTTCCTCACGAGCAAACGGGCCGAAGCTACCTTGGGTTATGTTGCCGTTAGCAGTGACTGTGTGGTTGCTTGCAGAGCCATCGTCGAATACATTGTTTACGCCGTTATTTGCCCCGTCAAAATGAGACAGAAAAGACACACGGTTGAACTCATCGTCTGAGGGGCTACCTGTAGATGTACCAGCCGCTCCGTAAAAAACACTGTCAAATGATCTAGGCAATGGCTGTTCCTCCCAAGAAACCATAGTATGTCGTGCCGCCATCGCGGGTGAAAAAGGCGTATGCCTGT